CAGAAACATAAGGAGATGGGTCTGTCACAAAGATGTTCATTGTTATTCAATCATAAGGGATGGAGCATCTACACAATCAGCACAACCATCACGGGTCCAACCGAGTGCTTCAGATACTGCTGGAAATTGACAGGTAAAAATACACTTGATTTCGTTAGCAATGTCCATGTGTTCCTTCTGTGTACCATGACCAGAACGGAGATCAATGTAATGGATCCATGAACGCACAGAACCTGTCATGTACAGTCTAGTAGGAGTTGCTAGAGGCAGAACAAACCTGGCACATTCCTTAGCAATTCCATCATTCAACATCTGTTGATACAGATCCATAGCATGTTTGAAATGATCTTGCATCAGAATCTGATACTTCTGTACAAGGAATGGATCTACATCATCAATACTATTCTGACGATTCTTCTCATCCTGGCGACGAAGATCAGGGACAGGAATATGATCACCCAGCAAAGAACTATCAGCATACCGCTGAGAAAATTCTTGATATGTAAAAGACCTATGACGAAGAATCTGAGCCGCGATACCGCGAGTTGTATTAATCTCTACAGTCATTGTTGCTTGCTCAAAGATACTCCAATGCTGATGATTAATACAATACTTCAACAGACCAGAGAACTTTTCGTTTTCTTGATTCGCTGGATTGCTGACGCGGGCACAGTATGCCATGTGCTTCTCCGCATCAGGAGTTACTGAAATAAGCTTAGCTAACATTCTGAGTTTCAAACTGGACAGAGTTATTCTAGCAATAAAAAAGGAGGGTGTCAAGCCCTCCTCTCAAATCAATCTGGATAACCGTCGTCGTCATCCTCTATAACTTTATATTTACTGTCGTTTACTTTATACGCTTCTATGTCTGAATATATTTCGGATTCTAATGAGTCTACTAGTAACTTTAGATTCTTAATTATTAGTTTTAACCTATCTCTATCCATGATAACTCCATGATAAGTGAAGGGCGAACCCTTCTTATTATTTAGCACAAAAAAAGAAGGGTGTTAACCCTTCTTATTGAAGATTGGTTGTACAGATAGTAAATCTTCAAACCATTCTCGCAAGTGTATTCTATAGCAGGACCAATACTTACAACCCCTATATGTTAGTTGGTAGCAAGCAGGTGGTCTGCTATCCTTATCCATATCATCTGAGTGATATGTATAGTCTTCCATTACTTCACCTTTGTTGGGCAGTGACCCGCCATACAAAGTTGAGCGTTATGTAATTTCTGATCTTTGATCTGCTTTGCCTTAATGACAGAGAGCCAATTAGATGAAACTACTTTTTTCATTTTACAACCTCCTTAGTTTCTTCGTGTTTGATCCCACGGTAGGTCTCGACGAAGGTTCTAGTTACGGTTTCTTTCTTAGCGTGAGGATCGTAAGAAGCTCCACGATAAGAAGTCTTGTTGCTATAAAGATTGAGAAGGCTCATTTGTTTTCTCCTGAAATACTAGGGTGAGTTTTAAGTCTCCCGTTCCTTCAGTCGTTTGCGTCCTGTGGATCTGCGATGTTAAAACACTCTGGGTCAGTACCATCAGCAAATCTAAAAATAAAATCTAGTTTTTCTGATGTTGTCAGAAGTTCTGACCTAAAAACCCCCTCCCTTAACCAATCAAATTGCTCACATGTGAGCATCATTGATGCTAATACTGGCAGAATCATAGGATGAACGCTCCGTTCCGCGACTTACTTGCGTTCGCTATTTGCGAATAGCGAATGAACGACTGGCATATTATACCAGAAATATTTAGACCTGTCAAACTGTAAAATGTGATACAATTTAATAGTGTCTTAAGGTTTTCAAATACTCAAGGACATTCTCACGAACCCACATGAGTTCATGATAGCACTTCTGATTGTGGGCACACTGCCTCAACTGCGGATCTGGTTTAAGAACACTTTCAACAAATAGATCGACACCGCGATTCCATTTATCTTGTTGTGGTTCACCATCTTCGATGGCGTATTGATCTTTTAGCATGTTAGTAACCCTTTATCTTGTAGGTAATGAAGTGTTTCCTTGAGACCACCCACATGAGAGTAGTCTATGGCAACCTGTGGAAATTCTACCACACCGAACTCGGCATGGAACTGCTTGATTGTGAAATCTTTATTTAATTCATACTCAAGGAACTCACCACCGAGACTCTTGAGTAACATTTTAATTCTATCACACTCTTGATTGCCGTTTGTATATAATACTACTTGTTTCAATCGCGTTGCCTCCAATCATCAGGTTTATCTTGTTTAAACCAATCAACAATCTCATCAGCACTTTCAAACCCCGTTCGATGATTGGATGGGTCGGGGTCTCCTAGTCCCATCCTATTCATAAAATCATCCATGCTTCCTTCCTCCATCTCTGGATTAGCTGCTTGACGACGAGCAGTTTTGAGCATTTCTCGGGCAGTGGTGTTTGCTTTACCTAATTTTTCTGCCCAAATCATATCCTCAAGTTTAACCTCCTCACCATTAGCAATACACTTACAAATGAATTCTAATCTGAGACGGTAATTTGTAGAAAGCATTATGGTTCTCCAATAAAACTGAGTAAGCACTGGGATTATTTTTTCTTTTTAGAATTTTGGTTTGGATTATAGAGTTTAGGATTCATTCGTCCTTCACTCTGAGTTATACTGATAAGATCATGGCGGTAAAGATCCCAGTAGTGATCAAAAATTTCCACACGCTTACCGCTCATGACAACATCAAATTTAGTCATACCATCCTGTAGATACTCAACTAAGTATGCCGTATAAGGCAATGATCTATCTTGAGCAACCGAGGGATCGCAATCTCTAAAAAGAAAATGCATCAGGAACGCCCTCCCCAAACAATCTGGGGAAAGGCTTCTGCCACACATGCTTTCGTAACCTTATAACGCTTACCCAGTTTCTTATCCTTAACGAGACAAACAATATCTGCCTCATCCTTATGAAGACCCTCAAGCATTTGAATAAACATTTGCTCACGACGAGTCTTCGTAAGATTATTATTACCACCCTCAATGAAGTGGAAGAACAGACGGGACTCATGCTCAAGTTTAGTATGCTCTGTCCCAGCAGGCGCCTCGTTCGGCGTGAAGGGCACTTCACCTTCAGGAACAGCACTCTTCACACTTTCATCGAAGTTCCAAATGAGGAGCATCCTGAGCGTGTCTGTGTTGTATTCTTTAAGGAGTTTGATCTTCTCTGCTTTGGTTTTAGCATTGCTCACCTTCTGGAGCACTTCAGAAATTAACAGTTTCATTTTTTAAGCCAGGGTAAATTACTATTAGTAAAACAAAATTCAGTCATCAGATCATTCAGTTTATATTTCCTGAAATATTCTAGGGGGACTGACTTCCTAGTGGTATTTAGACCTTCATAATGAGAAACGATCTCCTGCTCAAGATACTCTGGAATGTAATCGAAGTCAATTAAAATCCTGTTTCTCTTAAGGTTTCGATATTGCTCCTCATCACAAATGTCATGGGCATCATTTGCCATGAAACTTGCGATAACCTTTTTACTCAATGGGCGCTGGCGTTTACCAGTCACAAAGGTATCATCGGGCGAAAGAATATTTGGAATTCCATCAGAGCGATCACCCTTCAGTACATGTTCATTAATAAACTCAGCAACCTCACGACGATTGAACTGAATAAATTTTTTCTGAACAGGATTGTACTGAGTTACATGAGAATACTTCTGTAACTGTACGAAATCTTTGTCGCCAGAAAGGATCAGAACTTTGCTATCAGTATGATGCTTACACATCACAGAGATAACATCGTCTGCCTCAGCACCATCTACTTCGATTACTTTGTAAGGAAATAGTTCTCTGATCTCATCACGAATAGCATTCAAGCATTCAAAGATCTTGTTCCAGTCAAGACCAGACTTTTCACGATCTTTCTTTCTATTTTGTTTGTAATAAGGAAAGTATTCTCTGCGCCAGTACTTACGAGAATCGTAACAAAGTACCATCTCACCATACTCAGCAGAGAATCTTTTCTCATAGGACTTGATACTTGATAGTACCATGTGCCTCATAAAGTTTTCATCCAGATCTCCAGTGCTCTTGATTTGCGCCATCAAGTTGGAGATCATGGTCTGATTCATATCAACAAGAATCATCAGTCATCCTCATCTTCGTCTACAATAAATCTTACAGAATACAGGTCTGTTTGAATGGGATTACCATTATCATCAACTAGTTCAGGGTGATCCGACAATCTATTATGAGCAATCGAATTCTCATAATACTCTCTACCCATCCATCCGAACGCAAAACCTACTGCGCTGAACAGAAGAATGAGGAATCCTGAAAAGAACAGAGCAACTGAAATCATTGGACTTCTCCCTTAATTTTCTTGACCTTGATCCAAAAATCAAGTCGGAAGGTATACTCTTTGTTCCTAAACCTTAGAATTCTTTCGGAGGAAATTCCAAAATCAGGATCATGAGATCGCTTCCTCCTTGTCATTGTTTCTACACTTTTATTTAGTTTCATTATGAAGATAATGTAGGGTTTCTTTCATGTTGCCGATGTACTTTCCATCAAGATAAACCTGAGGGAATATACATTTCTTTGCCAAAGGAATGTCTGGTTCAAGATTAATGTATTCCTCGAAAGGCATACCATCTCCCTGCTCAACCAGTCTACGAACCTTCACCTCAGTAAAGGGTATACCTGATTGAGTTAGAACATACTTCAGTGTATCACAGTATCTACAATTATTGATGCTGTAGATCTTTACTTCCATACTTCAATTTCTCATAGTATTCTAATAGTTGGTCGTCTGTCAAACGATTGTAATAACCACCAAAGAACTTGGCGTTCAATACTGCCAGACTCTCATCATAATCATCAAAAAGAATAAATTGGATCTTCTTAATCAAGGATGTTCGGTCCATGGTTTTTTAACCCGTATTGTGTTCCTATTTATTCTACACTGTCGGACTGCTTCTTGTCAAGGTTGGCGGCAATCACTACAGGATTCCTTAAGACATTTTTAAACTCGTTCGTGGTCCTCCTGAGTGCCGCCTGAAGGTTTTTCATTTTCTTCTTGGGAGGAGGGGTTGGTGCGAATCCTTTTTTCATTTTTATAATTAGCGGGGGGACGGTAAAGATTTGGCCAAGTGTCTCTAATAATTTCGGCTAGTTTGTCTGGGGTCTCTGGTGTAATCAATGTCGTTCCAGTGTCGTACAGCATTAGCAACAATCGCTATGTTAGTAATTAGGTAAGTAATGAATATAAATGTTCGGATGATAGCAATCGTATCCGATTCCTTGTTATCCTTTCCTGATTTTTCTCCAAGAGCCTTTGCCCATAATCTCCACATACTTTTTCTTTTCTTCATGAAAACTTAGGGGGTAAAAAATTTGCCCGAAATTTTTTTGCGGGATTTTTTAAAATAAAAGTTGATTTCCAAATACTAAAGCTTCCATGTCTGTGGCAGTCAGCAACTCTAAAGCGTTAGACCTATGTCCACAAATAGGTTTACCACCAACATTTAGTGAGGTATTTAAAAGCATAGGAATTCCTGTAAGTTTTTCAAACTCCTCAATCAATTCATAATAATACTCGTGATCTTTTGATACTGTCTGTGCTCTACATGTACCATCGGCATGGGTGATAGCAGGAAATGATTCTTTATCAATCAAATCCATAACATACAACATGTAAGGTGATTCATGTGGAAAATCAAAATAATCTTTTGATTTATCTTCAAGAATTGACGCACCAAATGGTCTGAAGAATTCTCTATGCTTTACTTTGCTGTTGATAATATCCTTACCATCTTTGATAGATGGGTTCATAAGAATACTTCTATTACCCAATGCTCTGGGTCCAACCTCACCATGACCTTGATACCATCCAACAATCTTACCTTGTGCTAAAAGTTCAGCGGTATTTTTAATTGTTTCTTTTGATGGGGGAGATTCAGGTGCCTCATCAGCTTGCCAGAATGGAAATCCTGTGGCATCAAACTTCTCTTGATCATAATACTTTCTAAGAAATTCTACTAGACCTAATGAAAGACCGCTATCATTACAATGAGGTGGAATGTGTAAATTAGGTCTAACTTTCCTGATCTCTGTATTAATAACTGTGTTTTGGGCGATCCCTCCACTGTAAAAGATTACATCATCTTCTTTCGTGTTCTTAATAAAATGATCTACATAAACTTTCTCCGAAATAGTATGCGATTCTGCTACGAGATCACAAATTTTATCAAACTTTTTCTCATAAAGATAAAACTTTTGTTTGCTCCAAGCATCATTTAAAGTTTTGAGAGTATAATTTATATCATTTACTTCAGGATTACCAAATGCTTTAAGTGCCATAACCTTTCCAGCATGATCAAGAGCGATGCCATCAAGACCAATCTCTCTACCAACATCAGCAAGAATAGATCCAAGACTTTGGTAATCAGGAATCCTGTGGCGTAGTAATACTTTATCACCTTTAAAAATAGAGTGAGTTACTTTGTCGTCACCAAATCCATCAAATACAAATCCAATATCAGGTTCACCAAACATCCAACAACTTAAATGATGAGCATAGTGATGATCAACTCTGAATACAGGACAAGTAAATCCTAATAATTTAAATAATTCTATATCAACATTAGAGTATAATTTTTTCTCATCAAATTTAATTTTTTTATTAGAGAAAGAATCTACAGTAATAGCAATAGCGTCTATTTCTGAGGGATTAATACCCCATTCTTTAATGACCTGATACCATTGATTCAAATCTTTAAATCCGTGGTGTTTGATTTGATAATCACGTTCAGAATTATAATACTTTACATTAACACCATCAGTATAAGTTATATTTGAATCATGATCACACAATCGTAATCCTAGAAATTTCATACCACAAAAAAAGAGGGTTCTTACACCCTCTAATTATATCACAGAGCGTTGCCCCTTGGCAAGACCTCTTCGGGGAACACGAAGTTCTCATGTGGTTGATCGACTGGTGCCATCCAAGCACGAAGACCTTCATTCAAAAGAATATTCTTAGTGTAGAAGGTTTCAAACTCAGGATCCTCAGCA